GCTTCTCCCAAACCAAGGTATGTGAGAAGACCAGCTACATCCTTTCCACTCAAATTAGTCAGCGTATTGTCCAGCGGTTGTTTACCTGCCAGTGCATTAAGCATTGTCGTGGCAAAGTTCGGGTCATTCCCCAGCGCCGCAGCCAGTTCGTTCAGTGTATCCAGTGCAGCAGGTGCAGACCCCACCATTGCCGCAATTGCCGATTTCACAAAAGCCGTGGTGGCAATCTGTGTATTGTTAACCGACTGTGCCGCAGTAGGTGCTGTTGGCGTTCCGGTGAGTGCCGGACTCGACAGCGGTGCTTTTAGTGCCAGCGCATTGTTAATGGTGGTACTGAATTTCGGGTCATTGTTAATGGCTGCGGCAATTTCTTTCAGTGTGTCCAGCGTGGCTGGCGCACCGTTAATCAGAGCAGTAATAGCGGCCTGAACAAACGCGGTGGTCGCAATCTGCGTGGTGTTATTCCCCTCCGCTGGCGTTGGCGCTTTGGGTGTTCCGGTCAATGTCGGGCTTTCTTTGGGTGCATACTGTGAATGCGGGTCCGGTGCGGCAAGATGTTTTGCCATCTTATCATCCACGAACACCTTCAGCTCCAGTACCTTGTCATCCACATACTTGCGGGTTGCCAGCACGACGGCAGGGTCGATTTTCAGGGTGATATTGTCCGTGCTGCTGGTAATCAGCACCATGCGCACGGTCTGGGTGCGCCCGCTGCCTTCAGCCAGTTGCGGCTTATAGCTTTCCGGGCAGTTGCCCACGGCAATCAATGCCCCGGACTCATCAAACAGACCCACTTCACGTATCCACCAACCACCCTCATTTTCAGGGATCACCTGTTCAGCAATAATCTGGCTGCTGTTCTGCGGGTCGATATAGAGCATATTCAGCGCAGCCCGGCGTTTCTCATTTACCAGTGCCGTCTGCTTTGCGTCCGGCGTCGGCAATGCTCCGCCGCCATCGCCCACCGCCATATGGGTAATTTTTAGCGGCACACCGAGCGCGGCGGCGCTGGCAAGTTTCGCCGCGCCAATATCCGTCAGCAGGGTATAAAATTTTGTGCTCATGGATTCACTCTCATTGTGTCAATAACATGGACCGCCCCGCCTTCATGCGCGGTGCCGCCGGAAATAATTGTTTCGTTGATATACGGATAGATCGTGATTTCTTCGCCAAGATAGCTGGCGGCTCCCACCCAATGCGGGCCGCTGGTCTGCAGATTGATGGACATGCCGATCATGTGGCGGCTACATGGTTTGGCATCGCTTATCAGTCGCTCAAGTTCCAGATAGGTATCTTCAGTGATGCCCTGGTCCTGCACGCCGATATCCAGGCGAAACGTGCCCGGTGCCTCTCCGGTCTGCCACCACTCAATAATGCGGATCAGAAAGCCGAACGGCTCCACCACCCGCCGCACGGCACTGGTGGTCCCTTTATGCTGATGAATATAAAAAGCATCCTTCACCACCTGGCGCTTGACGCTTTCTGTCCAGCCCTCGTCCCAGCGATCCACAGAGAACGCCCAGGCGAGATAAGGCAGGAAACTGACCGGACAGGTTGCCGGATTCCACAAGTCACGAAGCGGCACCTGCAGATCAGAAATCCCGCTGCAGGTTTGCGCCAGTCGGCGCTCCAGTGGTGTTGAACCCGGTGGCAGCAGACTATTCATCCGTTCCTCCGTTGGTTACGCTCCACTGCGTACATGATGCCGCCTGTGTTTTGTTCAGGACCACATCCGCCAGAGGAGAAGCCAGCTCCACACGCTGCACACCCTCAACATGCAGGGCGGCAAAGATGGCGCTACGGCGAATATCCCGACCAAGACGCGTCTGACTGGCGATGTACTTCTGCAGGCTGGCTTTTGCCGCTGCCATTACCGGCTCTGCTTCCGGTCCAGGATAGAGAAAAATGGTGGCTTCCACGCGATACGGGATGATTTCTGCGCTGCGAACCGTAAGACGGTCAGCCACCGGGCGGACGTTCTCACTGTTCAGAGCTTTTTCCACCACGTCCAGCAGGTCTTTTTCTGCAGTTCCATCGCCTTCGCGGCTAAGGACAGTCAGCACCACCTCTGCAGGTGCCGGGCTGGTTGCACTGGCATCCGCCACCCGACCGTCGGCGCTTCGGGCATGAAATTCATAAGCTGCAGTTGGCCCCGCAACTGAAAGCCCTTCAAAGGCTGCAGGCACACGCAGGCGTAACGCTTCATCGCTTTCCATCACAGCTGCAACGGGCGGCACAGCGTCATTATCAGCAGGCGTCACCGTCAGGCGTTTTACGTTGTAGTTGGCAGCGAGCTGGTCAAGATCGCTGCCCATCGCGTAAGCCGCCATCACAGCCTGCGCGGCTTCGTTAATGCGCTGGCGCAGAAGCAACTCACGGTAAGCGTTCTCCTGCAGCAATTTGGTGACGGGTTCAGATTCCAGTTCCAGCGTGCGGATCACTGCTTCCTGCTCATCTTTCGGATGAAGCGCAACAAATTCGGCCTTGCGTTCGGCAAGCAGCGTCTCAAAGTCCGGCACATCCACAATCTGCGGCGCAGGCAACTGCGAAAGGTCAATCACTGCCATTCTCTGCTCCTGTTGATACGGAAAGGGAAACAGGCACACCGTTATTACGCCGCCCGCTCAGCGCCACCACCATTGAACCGTCAAAATTGCTGTTGATGGTGATGGAATCCAGCGTCATCCGTGGCTCCCAGCGACTCAGCGCCACATACACTGCCGACATGACCTGCAGGCGTAATGCCGGATTTTGTGGCTGGTCTATTAGCGACGACAGCAGGGAACCATATTCACGACGGGCAATGCGGCTACCCTGCGGTGTCAGTAGAATGTCCCGCACCGACTGACGCAGATGGTCAATATCAGTAATGGCTTTACCGCTGGTATTGTTCATCCCGATATAAAGCGTCATACCGGGCCTCCGGTTGTATCGCCGCCTTTCAGGACGCCAGTATGCTGATGCGCATCAACCACGATCCCGTTAGAACTCATCGCTCCGCCGCCCTGGGTAACGCCACCATTGATCACCACTTCGCTGTTAATACGCGTGCGGTCAGCCTCCAGCACAAACTCACTGGTTTTCAGGGTGATATTGTCGGCGGCCTCAATGACCATTGATTTGATGCCCCTGACATACCAGCGCCCGGTGGCTGGTTCGTATTCAAACCAGCCACCGTCAGGATGTTCTGTCACGCAGACGTCCGCCGACGTCGACGGTGGTGCGAACTGATTCGAATAGACAGCGGGCAGCGCAAAGGCGGTTTCCAGATTGCCGCCCAGACTCAGCAGCACCACCTGCTCACCTTCCGATGGTCGCCACCATGTGCGGGCATTCCCGGCACGCAGCGTCAGCCAGCTAATCCAGTTGGTTTCAAGCTCGCCCGTTTTCACCCGGCAAAGCCAGTTCTCCCTGTCCACTTCGGTGACTACTCCTGTGCGGATCAGGTTGGTGATAAGGCGCATGATTTCGGTTAATTGTGCGTTCATAGGGAAAGGTTGCCATCAGGGGAAGAAAGCCGGCAGTGCTGCAACTTGTATCAGTGCTGATACAAAGATCACCCCGCCAGCCATTGCAGAATCATGTCGCGGGTCATTGCCTCAACATCATCATTTACACCCAGAAGGCGACGCTCTGCGTAACGGACCTCTGGTCCTTTGCGACTGACGCGATCACGCAGGCCATAATGGTGAACGCGGGCAATGCGCTGCACCTTACCTTCAAACTGCACGCTGGCAGAATCGGCGCTGGCGGCAGTTTTCAGGTATTTGGTGGTGCGCAGCTTTGTAAACATCTGACGTTTGATGCGACCCTTTTTGCTGCGTGCTGTTACCCTGCGAGGTTCATAACTGCTGCCATCTGGATTGCGCTGCATCCTGATGTTCTGCTGCTGTGTCCGGCGCAGTTCCTGCGCCAGCTGACGCATCATGCGGCTTCTTGCGGCTGGCTCCAGATTCGCCAGCAAGGCACTCAGCCAGTCGTCCACTTTCTGCAGTTCAGCCACGTTTCACCGTCCACATTTCTTCAGGTTCATCAGGTTCCGCTACAGCTTCAACACTCGACACACTGCCGTCAGTGCTGACCAGCACACGCTCCGTCAGTTGCAGGTTAAGGCTGATATCACAGACATCGTTGCGCAAAATATCTACCTCAAAGGTGAATAGTTTTTCCCGTAACGCCGGGTTATTGATGGCATCGGGCTGGTTATCACGCAGCCACAGCAAAACCGGGGCCATCAGCAGATTCTGGTCGCCGCTGAAATCCTCAATCACCACGTTGAGGGTATAACGGTACTCCCATGACATGGAGCTGGCCCCCGTGGCAACCAGCGAACCGTTATCCACAAACAGATGCAGTTTGTCCGGGTTATTGCGGACATAAGGCACTGCTTTATTGAGGGCGTGGCGCAGGGACTGTGGTTTGTTCACTGTTTCGCTCCTGACACGCAATAATCATGTCCACTTTGTCTGCACAGACCGCCCAGGCGGCCTCCGTTTCATCCAGCAATGCGTTCAGATCACCGTTAGTGCGCGGCGCTGCCTGCTCCAGCCGACACGGCGTCACTCGCGGACAACCACTGACGGTAAGCTGCACCTCCGGTGAGTGCCGGACGTTCCCGCAGCCGGATAATGTCAGCAGGCAAAGGAGTATCAGCCCAGCGGCGTAAATCCTCGTTCTCACGTTTCAGCTCCTCGATCCGGCGTTGTCGTTGTCTCAGCAGTGCGCTGGTCTGTTCTGCTTCGGCGTAGAGCCGCGCCTGCTCCCGGTTGTTGGTTTCAGCCAGAATGGACAGACCGATCAGCTGGCTGTTTTTCTTCGTCAGTTCTTGCGCTTTACTTTTCAGCGCCGCGCGCTGCGTTTCGATGGTGTGGCTGGCGCTGTTAAGCCGCCACGACTGCCAGCCCAGCGCAACGAGTGCCAGCGCCACCACTACTGCCAGCGCACGCGTCATAGTCCAGCTCCTTTAAGGCACCAGGCCATCTCCCGCGCACGGCGGTTATCCAGCCCCTGATTAAACACACCTTTTACATACACCCAGCGCGGCAACTGTCGGCACGCATCCGCCCAGCGCCGCTGATTGAGTAATTTCACCAGTGTGGAACTGCAGGCATTGCCCGTTCCCACGTTGAAGGCAAACGACACCGTAGCGTCATATACCTTCTGCGGCGGCTGTTGCTTCACACACCTTTCCAGCGCCCGCTCCACACGCAGCACGTTGGAAATCAGCCCTTCTGCTGCCTGTCGTTCCGTGATTGTTTTGCCGGGAATGACGCCTGACGTATTACCAATGCCGTCGGTCCAGACACCCGCGCTGCACTGATACGGCTGCAGACGACAACCTTCGTAATCGGCAATCAGTTTCAGCCCCTCCACGGAGGTGTGAAGCTGCTGAAAACCCGGCAGCGTGGCAGCAATAGCCAGCACGGTCCCGACAAGGCAGCGTTTAACGATTGATGGATTCATAGTCCTCCCGCGAGATCTGCCCGTCGCGCAGAAGCTGGTAGGCTTTGTGTTTGTAGTACCAGTTGATAGCCAGCATCAGCACACCAATCATCAGGCCGCCCAGCGTTGAGGCATCCTTGATGGACAAATCGCCCAGCCAGGCCAGCACGACGGCGATGCAATACGTGATAAAGGCGCTGATTCGCTCAAGCGTCATAATTCAGTCCCATAGCTGGACGGTCTGCACGGTGGTGGTGGTCGGAATGTCCGGCAGCTCCACCTGCAGCCCGTGAGGTAAAAAGGGGCCGTATTCGGCAAGCCCCGGATTTGCCTTCAGTACCTGCTCCGTGACACCCTGCGTGCGCCCGTAATGACGCCAGCAAAGCGCGTCCACCGTGTCATACTGATGCGCACGCACTTTCATCAGATAAGCTCCACTGTGCAGTGCGGCGCATCCTGTACCCGGCTGATGGCCCAGCGGGCGTCACGCCACAAATCACCGCTGGCTTCTGCCAGTTCTTCGCCCCGCTTCACACCGGATGCCGTGGTGTCATAGTCCTGGTAACGTTCGTTGAGCATGGCGCGTGCCCAGCAGTAAACCGCGTTGAAATAGTGCTGAATGCGCTCGCTTTTGCCGTCCAGTTGTTCCGCCGGGACTTCTGCCAGCGAGGCATACCCCAGCATCTGCTGGCGTCTGCGAAACTCATACAGCTCTGCGTTGACCTCCGAAATTGCCGACAGCGCAACCTGCTTTAAACGCGGCTGCGTCACCGTGCCGTCAGTGCGCATGACACTGCGAAACTCCGACAGGTCCACATCAGGCCAGAACGGCGTATTTCTGATGATTTCCGCCTGTTCCGGTGCCTGTTCTGGCGCAACAAACTTCATGCTGCTTTCTCCTGAAATAGAGGGCGGTGGACGGGGTTTTGATGTGGCAGTGCCTTTCGCCACCCCGTGCCGCCCGTGCGCGGGGGCACGTTCTGTCAGCGGCTGTCATTGCGCAGTCTGCGCTCCAGCTGCTGTTTATCTTTTTTCACGCCACAGCGGGGATCGAGCTGTAACGCATGGTTGAGATGATTAAGGGCGGAAGCCGGATTGCTTTCACTCAGGACAGCGCCAATCGCTTTATGCAGACGCGCCCGTGACTGGTCCGGCATATCCAGACCGTCTGTCAGCTCCAGCGTCTGCAGCAACAGATCGGCATCAAAGCCGGTGGCGGCAAGCATTGCGCTCTGCGCTGCATCTGCCATTTCCTCTGCCAGCACGGTCTGCACGTTGCGGTTACCCAGCGGCATCACCCAGCCATGACGCAGGGCATGACGCCCGATCTCCAGCGCCCCGGCATAATCTCCGGCATCAATGCGCCACAGCATCACGTACATCAGCACGTCATCCTGTTGAGCGCCTCCGGCAGCCAGGACGCCCTCCGCCCAGGCGGCATATTTCGGCAGCAGCTCTACCTTTATTTCCGCTTTTTTCACCGTGGACTGAACGCCCTTGAGACGGCGGCGGTCTTCCGCCAGTTGCAGCAGCATCAGGTCATAGCCCGACGCGTGGCGAACACTGCCACCCTCGCGAGCGGCCTGTTCAGCCTGAACGCGCAGGCGATGCTGCCGTGCGGGACTCAGGCTCATGAATTACGCTCCGGTTTCTGCTGCAGCGGCGCTGAAGTCACCAATCTGGATGTTTTCCACCAGTGCAGCGCAGCGATAGTCTTCAACCACATAGGCTTCGTTAACGGATTCAAAATTTTCAATCCGGTCACGTTTCGGGTTGTCGATAACTGAACGGCGGCGGGTATCTTCCTGCCAGTAGATGGACAGGTTATCCAGACGGGTGATCAGCAGCGCATTCGGCGGGAAGAACGGCGCACGCACCGCCTGCAGGCCACCCATGCGTTTCTGACTGATGATCATATCGGCAGCCAGTTTTTCACTGTTTTCCTGCTCTTTGTTGACCAGCGGGAAATACTTGTCAGACAGCAGTTCACGCCCGCAAATCACCACCAGATCGTCATCGTCCTGGTAGACAACGTCGATAAGCTCATTGACGGCATCCATCACCACGGCGTCCAGGTTGGCATATTCGCCACCTTTACCGACTTTCACCGCACCCGGTGTGGTTTCACCGCCCGTGGTGGTGCTGCCCATGACGTGATCCGGTGCATCCTCACGGATTTTCTGTAACCAGCCTTTGTTCACATCCTGCAGCAGCGGGTTTTCGCTACGGTTGGAGGTTTTCGCACGCTTCACGCCGTTAAAGCCGATCATGATGCGGTCCAGTGCCTGACGTTTCACGATGGCGTCACGGATACGCACCTGGAAATTCTGAAACTTCGCCCACAGGTCCAGCTTCGCGTAGGTCAGTACCGTGTCAAAGTTGGTCTGCTCGCATTTGTATTCCGCATCGACCATCAGCGTAGGATCGACAGGTTCACGCTCTTTCGCGGTGGTGTCAGTGGTTCCGGCAATGGTGCTACCAACACCCAACCCCAGCAGTTGACCGGACTGCTCAGTCACTGGCGTGACGTTAATCAGCGTCAGGAAAGCGGCGGACTGCTGGATCTGGTCTTCCAGCGTCTGCTGTACAGACGGCTCCACGGTGAACTTGCTGGACAGTTCTTCAACTGCCACACCGTTCAGACGCGCCAGCTGCTGCAGGTAAGCGTTAAAAGCAAAGCGGGTATTCTTCTTCATCAGGTTTTGTGCTCCATCAGCAATTGGTCAGAGTGTCAGCGGGGGCGTTACCGCCTGTTGCACGCTGGCGGTAGTCCTGGCGGCTGTCTTCATGACTCAGCTTATTCACCAGTTCGTTAAAGGCGGTTTGCTGCTCCTGCAGAGCAGTCTCCAGTTCAGACAGGCGCTCTTCCTGCTCAGACAGGGATTTTTCGGTGCGTGCGCTCAGGTTCTGCTGCTCAGTGGCGACCAGCTCCACGGCCTTATGCACATCAGAGAACCGGGCGTCATCGGACTGCTCTTTTTTGGTAAACAGCGCCGTGACACGGGCAAACAGGGACGGTTTGTCATCCTGGATTTCTTCCAGTTCGATCACCGTTTCCTCTGCGGCGGTAAAGAGATTGGCGGGATTCTGCTTGCGGTTTGCCAGCGGGTTATGGGCTGCACTGGCGCTGAATGTCAGCATTTCCGTACCCAGACTGGCAGGGTCATCAGTGGCAGCCAGGCCGACCAGGTAGGCTTTGCCCGTATCAGCGAACTTCGGGCTGACTTCCATAGAGGTGAATAATTTCTGGCCTTTTTTCACCAGTTCCACCAGGGACTCCGTTGGCTCAACGTCGGCATACAGCGCCATCTTGCCTGCCAGCGGACCTTCCGTGATTTCTTCAGCAAACAGCGCCGTCACCTTGCCGTAGCGGTTAAAGGTGCTGTCCGGCAGATAAGACTTGATGTGCTCAAGGTTAATCAGCGCGGTATACACCGCCGGGTTGTAGCTGGCTGCCATCTGTTCCAGCCATTCACGCTGGATTTCGCGTCCGTCGGTGGTGGCACCTTCCACCCCGATGCGAAAACGCTTTGCTTTCACTGTCATGAGCCGTGCTCCGTTAGAAAAAACTTACTGGAGCCTTATGGTTGCGGTGATGGGGGCAGTGAAACAATGAGCGGTATTTGTACCGACAACCACACAAACCGCAGGCGGGGAAAGCCTTCATTCAAGGCTGTAGGTTTGTTCCATGAACACCACACTGACACCCGCAGATCTCGATCCCCGTCGGCAGGCCATGCTGCTGTACTTTCAGGGATACCGCGTAGCCCGCATTGCTGAAATGCTGGGCGAGAAAGTTGCAACCGTTCACAGCTGGAAAAAACGCGACAAGTGGGGTGACTATGGGCCGCTGGATCAGATGCAGCTCACCACCGCCGCACGCTACTGCCAGCTCATTATGAAGGAGCACAAAGAAGGGAAAGATTTCAAAGAGATTGACCTGCTGGCGCGCCAGTCGGAGCGCCACGCGCGGATCGGCAAGTTTAACAATGGCGGCAACGAAGCCGACTTAAACCCTAACGTCGCCAACCGCAACAAAGGCCCGCGTCGTCAGCCGGAAAAGAACGTTTTCACCGATGAACAGATTGAGAAGCTGGAAGAAATCTTCCATTCCTCCATGTTCAACTACCAGCGCCACTGGTGGGAAGCCGGAAAAACCAACCGCATCCGCAACCTGCTGAAGTCACGCCAGATCGGCGCGACCTTTTACTTTGCCCGTGAAGCCCTGATTGACGCCCTGCTTACCGGACGTAACCAGATTTTCCTTTCCGCCAGTAAGGCACAGGCCCACGTCTTTAAACAGTACATCATCGACTTCGCCAAAGAAGTGGAGGTGGAGCTGAAAGGCGATCCGATGGTGCTTCCCAACGGGGCCACGCTTTACTTCCTCGGCACCAATGCCCGCACGGCCCAGAGTTACCACGGCAACCTGTATCTGGATGAATATTTCTGGATACCGAAATTCCAGGAGCTGCGCAAGGTGGCTTCCGGTATGGCTATTCACAAAAAATGGCGACAAACCTATTTTTCCACGCCATCCAGCCTGACACACAGTGCTTATCCGTTCTGGTCCGGTGCGCTGTTTAACCGTGGGCGCAACAAAACCGATAAGGTGGACATCGACCTGTCCCACAGCAATCTGGCCCCCGGCCTGCTGTGCGCAGACGGGCAATACCGCCAGATAGTCACCGTGGAAGATGCGGTGCGCGGCGGCTGTAACCTGTTCGACCTCGACCAGCTACGCATGGAGTACAGCCCAGACGAATACCAGAACCTGCTGATGTGCGAGTTTGTGGACGATCTCGCGTCCGTGTTTCCGCTCAGCGAGCTGCAGGCGTGCATGGTGGACAGTTGGGAAGTCTGGACCGACTTTCATGCACTGGCGCTGCGCCCGTTTGGCTGGCGCGAAGTGTGGATCGGTTATGACCCGGCAAAAGGTACGCAAAACGGCGACAGCGCCGGATGCGTAGTGGTGGCACCGCCAGCCGTGCCGGGTGGTAAGTTCCGCATTCTTGAGCGTCACCAGTGGCGCGGGATGGACTTCCGCGCCCAGGCTGACGCCATCAAAAAACTTACCGAACAGTACAACGTGACTTATATCGGAATCGACTCAACCGGCGTTGGTCACGGGGTTTACGAGAACGTGAAAGCGTTCTTTCCTGCCGTCCGGGAGTTTGTCTACAACCCCAACGTTAAAAACGCCCTGGTACTCAAGGCCTACGACATTATCAGCCACCGCCGTCTGGAGTTTGACGCCGGGCACACCGACATTGCGCAGTCATTCATGGCAATCCGTCGCGCAACCACCGCCAGTGGCAACCGCCCAACCTATGAAGCCAGCCGCAGCGAAGAAGCCAGCCACGCCGATCTGGCCTGGGCAACAATGCACGCACTGTTTAACGAACCACTGCAGGGCGAGTCCGCCAATACCAGTAATATTGTGGAGATTTTTTGATGGGAAAGAGTAAGAAGAACCGCGCTGCGTCGACGAACCAGATCCAGCATAAAAGTCAAACTACAGCCGAAGCATTCAGCTTCGGTGATCCCGTTCCTGTTCTGGACCGCCGCGAACTACTGGACTATGTGGAATGCGTACAAACAGATCGCTGGTATGAGCCGCCAGTAAGCTTTGACGGACTGGCGCGCACCTTCCGCGCCGCCGTGCATCACAGTTCACCAATTGCGGTGAAATGCAACATTCTGACCAGTACCTACATCCCCCACCCGCTGCTCAGCCAGCAGGCTTTTTCACGTTTTGTGCAGGACTATCTGGTATTTGGTAACGCTTACCTGGAGAAACGCACGAACCGGTTCGGTGAAGTTATCGCCCTTGAGCCTGCTCTGGCAAAATACACCCGACGTGGGTTAGACCTGGATACCTACTGGTTTGTGCAATACGGTATGACAACCCAGCCGTATCAGTTCACGAAAGGCAGCATTTTTCATCTGATGGAACCGGACATCAACCAGGAGATCTACGGCCTGCCCGGCTATCTTTCTGCCATTCCATCCGCCCTGCTCAACGAGTCCGCCACGCTGTTCCGCCGTAAGTATTACATCAACGGCAGCCATGCAGGCTTCATCATGTACATGACCGACGCCGCGCAGAATCAGGAGGATGTGAACAACCTCCGCAACGCGATGAAAAGTGCCAAAGGTCCAGGCAACTTCCGCAACCTGTTTATGTACTCGCCTAACGGCAAAAAAGACGGGCTTCAGATCATCCCATTGTCAGAAGTCGCGGCGAAGGATGAATTTCTTAACATCAAGAACGTAAGTCGGGATGACATGATGGCGGCGCATCGTGTGCCGCCGCAGATGATGGGGATAATGCCAAACAATGTTGGGGGGTTTGGGGATATAGAAAAAGCCAGTTGCGTTTTTGTGCGAAATGAGTTAACTCCTTTACAAAAAAGACTTGTAGAAATTAATATTTGGCTAAAGAAAAAAATAATAGCCTTCAAAGATTATTCATTGAATTAGATAAAATGTGTGGGGGATGAAAATCCCCCTCCCAAATTACAAATACCGTCTAACACGTATTTTATTAATGCTCGACTCATTTCCAATTCTTATCAAAGCATTTCTCGCTTTTTCTCCGATGCGTTTCATTCTTTCTGAACCATTGCTATACCCACCAAACTTAAGAGCAGTAGCTATTATTGAATCACCACCATCAAGAATGACTTTTTTAAATAAATCATAGTAGTCATCCTCTGAGGCAGCATCCAATATTTCCTCGTGCCTATCAGACCAACCATTCTGACTTGATAATTTTATTAGAACATCCTTTATAGAACCATCCAGATTTAAAGTAGTAGAATAATCTTGGATTTTTGACTTTAACTCAGCATCTTTTATAGGATGAACATTCATGTAAATAGATTGAACATATTCCTTAAGAGCATCATTGCCGTAATTAATAAATTTACTTATTAATTCACTTGCTTTAATATTTTCACCTAAATCTCTATACAGTCCGACAACACTATCCAAGTCACTTGGAGTTACATACTCTATCCCACCAACCACCGCTTGATATAGATTATCAATAACCTGATTTCGGTTATCTTCAAATGAATTATAGAAAAGCTTCCATGCTTCAAACAGTGAACCTCGCTTACTATCACGGATAAGTTCATCATTCCTTAGACTTACTTGCCTTTGGAAATTGTTCATATCAATATATCCATGCCTTACCATGTCTATAAGGACTTCATCAAGTTCGTTTGTTTTTTTATAATCATATATAAGCAAAGTATTAAGCCATTTTTTTTCTTTTCCATCCTCTTTTTCATCACGCATATAGATATTTCTCATATTTCTAATATACTCCAATGATGGTACATCTCCATCTGGAGTAAATGCGTAATGACTCCAACAATACAAAGTTAAGGAGTGTGCGACTTCATTTGCAATTTTTTCAAAATTAACGTTAATGCCAGGTAACAAGGCTAGCAAAAACCGCTCTATTTTTTTCAGTATCCTAATATTCTTAATACCCAGGGAAATGGAGTATTTGCTTAATAATTTATGAACATCAGAATTATTTTTATATGCTATAACTGCACATTCTTCTGGAGTAGGATTATAGGTAATCTCTCTATCAATAACCTTTTCTTTATAAGTGGAGTAGTCATCCATACCACTTGTCCCGTTATTAAGTAAAAGAACCACCTTACAATTTTTTTGTTCTTTCAATAAAGAAACCAACCCTAAGACATCTTTCACTTCTAAATTTTTACCACGTCTTTCTAAGTCATCTATGACTACAATAACATTAGTAATTGACATAAATGACATTGACTCAAGTGTCGTAGTGAAATTTTTCAAAAAAGGTGTATCTTTTAACACACGAGCGGTCTTTCTAGTGCAGGATTCAAGAAGCCCCTTTGCATTTTGTGTTGCTGTTTTTAAATTAGGTTTGTTTCCAATGAAATCTTTCGTAATTGTATTTTCAAAGATGGAGTATTTTAATGCGTCCAATGAATTAACACCAAAAAGAGAGACGTAACTATATCTATTAAATGCAATCTTATTTTTATTTTCCTTTAAGAAAGCATTCCAAGTATAGGTTTTCCCAATCCCCCACTCACCCTGAATAGCCATTACCTCAGGTTCTGCAGATGAAATAAAGTCTGACAACTGTTCTTTAATATAGTCTAATGACATGTACATTCTCCGAGATAGATAGTCATCCATATTATAACCCGAGTACTATCAAAGTAATAAGCGCGCGCTCGTATCCCCGCCACGCCTGCCCGCTTTATGTAGTGGTTTTCATGCAGGTGCATGATCTACGCAAAAGCCCGCCAGTTCTGGCGGGCCTTAGCAAAAACGATCCTCAAACGATCATGCAATCTCATGCAGCATAGACATGCACAGACGAGTAAAGCGAATCGGACCTTACGCAAGGTGAACTCCTCAGCGGGCATAATCAGTATGTCGGAAGATCTCTAAAAATAAATAATTCGGTTAACAGGTATGCTTACAAAAGCATATATTTGATTAAAAATCATGTAAGGGGGAGGATCTCAAACTGAATCGCCACGGGTTTTACAAATTTCGATAGTCTCTCTAACGTTTCGGCTGAGGTCAAAATGAAAAGCTTTTACGTATTAATTTTAATTCTGGTTGCAAGCTTTGTTAGCGTCCCAGTTCAGGCGGTAACAGCTAAAAACTATGAGAAAGGAACTAAAGCTCAACAGAAATCAATATCTTACCTTTCATGTGCATTCTATGGCAGTAGCACACAATTAGATCCTAGCTACACGGAGCAAGTACCTACAGCCGATATCAAGATATTACAGAAAGCAGCTTACCACGCTTACAACGATGCGCTCTCATACTTTGGCTATGAGGAACCAGATCACGAACAACGCATAATTGATTATGCTGAATTTGTGGCGTCGCAAGAAGCTGTGTTATGGGATAAGCCGGGAATGAATGGAAAGCAGGTAACACTAATTGCTCGTTCTCTCTACAATGAGAGTAACTGTAACTTGTTACTGGACTCAATTAAGTAGGAAAAAGATGGTATTTTGCCCGTAGTTTCAACCTTCATCTCCGAACCTGTCGCAGAACGGGCGTTCACTCATCAAATAAACGCCACACCTAACGCCTCACTGTACTCGTTGTTCAACCTTGCTGACGCCAGAACCAAGTTCAGACGCCAGCAACTTTTCTTAATGCAGCCAGCTGTCGTCTTCCCACACCTTCTGCATAATCTTCATCACTTGTTTTCTTTCTTCGTCCAGTTGCAGTCCGGTCAGTTCCACACCGTTAGAGCTACCTTTGCGGATGCGAATTACCGTTTTGGGATACAGGGGGCGCAGATTGCGGTAAAGTTCGGATTCAAGGGCGTCCAGGGTAGACTGGCTAATCTTCTGCTCTTTATCGATCATTATTTCAATGCGCATAAAGGTCACCTCAGCTGATGACATCCATTGAGCGGTTGTATTCGTGGGTTCTGATTTTTGCCATGAGTTCATCAGTCAATTCAGAAACCCACTGCAGAGCCAGCCCCTTCTCTTCATCACTACACTCACTAGCCGCTACAAGCTTAAGAAAAAAATCAATGCGCTGGAGCTTCAAAGACTCCAAAAAATAGTCCTGCATCTTTCCTCCTATGACACCAAAGCAATACTGTATATATAACCACTGTTTATATTTACAGTATATAATAATCTTACTGATGTAAAACGTTTTTTTACGTTCATCAGCCTGAAATGCCTGGCATTATTAAGAGCACGAATTGTTAACCCGCGTAATTAATACAGGTTCCGCCACTTATCATCTTCCTGCAAACGCTGGTTCCGATAGAAGATACGCAGGCCTGCTCCTGACGGAATACTGCCGCCGCGAAGGAGTAAATCGACCTCTTTCTCGCTGCCATCAAATCCTCTGGACTTCAGTTCATAGACGAGCTGCTGTCGCTGATGGTCTGTAATTCGCTGTTTGTAGTCTTTACGCCGTTTCGGTTTCACCAGGCGTAACCTTGCAGCCAGTTCCCGGCGCTCTTTTTTGCTCATACTGTGCAGGTATTCGTGCAACTCCTTGTCATCCATGCGGGTAATGTCCGTTCTGGTATCCCCATCAGCTGATTTGTCTTTCCCTTGTTGGTTCAAATTTTCAGCAAGGGGACAGTTATTGCCACGAGTCCAAGGGGCGCAAGCGCCCTGGTCGGCTGCCGCCTCCTGAACGTCAACGGCCTTACGAACCATTTTCCACTTCACTGCATGAGTGCAGATCTTGCCCTCTGCAATGGGTGACCAGATGCCATAAATACGAATACCGTGATCGCCATAGGCGGTTGGCTCTTCGTTGATTTCATAAGCGGTTCTGATGAGGTGATATTTGCGGGGAACCAGTACGCCGCCCTGCTTCATGATGTAGGTGGCAAAACAACCAGCATCAGCAGCAGCCAGGATGGCATCAAGGCGCGGGTTATCCAGTACCGGCGCACCTGCTTTTTTGTCACCCTGTTGCCTTGCCGCCTGACCAGCCAGCAATCGCAGTTCACGGTAAGCCTGACGCCCCGGAATGCCAAAGAAGCGGAATTGCTGAACACGATGCAGAGACGCCCAGGCATTAACGTATTCAGCGTTATCACGCAGGGATTTCCCCGTTTCCTTACTGATCTCGCCAGCCAGACCACGTCCGTCAATATTCTTACTGATATATTTCGCAATGTAGCTTGTCGGCGTTCCTTTGCGCGGGTTTATCAGCTCAGACTTAAAGCGTGGCCCCGTGTTATTGCCCAGCTCCTCGCGGTCTTCACGGATGGCAAACTTACGCAACAATGCAGTAATGGCGCGGCGGTCTTTTTTGCGCATGAAACACAACAGGTGCCAGTGAACTGTGCCGTCATGATGCGGCTCAGCCACCCGCACGCCATACCAGCGCAACCCGGCTTTGTGCATAGCCTTACGAAATGCAGCAAACATGCCGACCAGATAATCACTGCTTTGTCTTACTGTCGCGTTGGTCCAGGTCGGGTTTGGCCTGCCGTTATTTAGCGTGGAATGGAAACGTGACGGACAGGTGATGGTGTAGAAAACGGCGCAGTCACCGCGCATTTCCGCGATAAGCTCCAGACCTTTAACACAGGCCATCATCTCATTGCGGCGATGCGCAGGGTTGCTGCTGCTGGCGTTTACCACATCCTCCATGTCCAGCGTGTCGCCGTCTTCGTTCACCAGTTCATGAGAACGAAAAAACTCCAGCGACTTACGGCGCTGCTCACGTTTATGCATCACGGCTTCATAGCTGACATAGGGAGATGCTTTTTTGCTGACCAGGCAAACAGCACGCAACTGCTCTTCCCGCCATTCGCAACGCATCTTCCATAATTTCCGGTACCACCAGTCGGCGCACAACATACGCGCCAGCGAACCCGGAATGAGTTCATAGGGCACGGGTTTACGGCGGTTTCTTTTCCGGCGGAGTTGCTCAAACGCAGGCGGGATGACATCCAGACGCAGGGTTTCCGCTGCCATCTTTTCCCATGTCTTGCGGATTTCTTCTGGCTTAACGTCATCGGTGACATACAAATCGCCACAAGCTGCATCAAGGCACATGCTCATATGCGCAGCGACAAGGGTAGACAAACGTTTCACCTGATCCTGACTCATTTCAGGCAGGATCAGCAGGCCGTCCAGCCCTTCATGGCTTGCCATAAAGCGAAAAGAAGTGGATAGCTGACTGTCGCGTACATGCTCCAGTCGTTCCAGACATGGCTTAATCGTCTCACGCAAATAGCGGGAATAAGCCTTTGGCCTGCCCAGGCTGCTGAAGTATTCAATACGTTGCATCAGCGGCTTGCTGATATGGGAAGGCTGGGCATTGACGTCCGCCAGAATGACCATATCTGGATTAAAACGCTGCTGCTCATGCGCCAGCTTTGCCCGGCTAATGAGCTTATCCTGCTCCATTTCGCGTTGGACAGGATCACGGGATTCATTAAAGAAATAACGCTCCCAGACCTGATCACTCAGTGCCTCGCGGCGCAGTTGTTCCTGCTCGTTATCGGCAGCGTACAGAGTGATCAGGTTTGAAAGCGCAGAAATCGGCGCAACTTCCGCCGGGTCCAGATAAGGGTTAATGGCTTTCTTAGGTAAATTCCACGAATAACCCCCGGCAGAATTCTCAATGCTACCGGAAGTTACACTGACAAATGGATCGGCAAGACGGCCTGTGCTGATCTCTGTCACTCACAGACTCCTGCATATACACTGCTGCACACCGCTTTATCATTCATGCCTGTCAGCAGGTCAAACTGCATACCGCCCCGAGTCGTTAAGGCCCAGTCCCGATAAGTTTCAATGCCATAAGCATCAACAGTTATGACTTCGATCCGTTTTTCAGCACGGCGCGGATCATGCGTGGATGGAAAGAACGTTGAATTGCCATGTCTTGAACATTCCGCAACCAGTCTTTCCCACTCAGCCACTCGGCGGATTTCTTCTGGCCAGCGTTGGAAAATCTCAGCAAGTTCTGACTTGCGAGCATGAATACATGGCATACAACCGACACGACTGCATCCCTGCATATAAAGGGGGTTAGGCTTAATGCCATGACGTTTGGCAATAGCAAACACATCCTCATGCAGCCAATTAAGGATCGGACGATAAACATGCAGGCCCAGAGTATTGTCTGCATCGTCCTCCCACTCAGGCAACAATGCACGTTCCGGTGATTCCTGCCCCCGGACTCCTTGCCAGCTGATTACCTCATCGTATTTATCCAGAGCCGGATCGATTACCTGTGTACGTATTGGTTCATGTTTCAGTTCAAAAGTGCAGAAACGAGTTTTTGTTGAAGGGAAGCGACCTTTCCACATGCACAAATCAAGAAACGGAACGCCGGTTGGTTTAAGGATTTCCAGTGCCCGGTAAATACGTTCCTCAGCCTCATCTGTCGACATACCACATTCCTCAACGAGAGAAATGGGCCACTTTTCCGCAATGAATTTACGTTTCCCTTCTATCTGGCGTGTGAAATCCGCTTTGACGCGAATAATCTTGCCCAGCTTTGATTCCAGATAATCCAGATATTCTATTGTCTGTGGATGTTCATGACCCGTATCGGCAAATACAGAAATATGCGGAACATCGTTTTCAATGGCTCTTAGCCATTGAGCGAGACTATCTTTGCCACCAGAAGTAGTGATGATGTTAATGGTGCTTGAGGCAAAGCAACGCGGATCGATAGCATTCATGCGCGTACCTCAACGGTACGGTCAGAGCCGCTGGCAAAATCGACACCAAACCACCCAGCTGATTTGGTGGCAATGATTTCTGCTGCAGATTTACTCTCGCCAGCTGACACGCCGATGCTGCGTTTTGCCTTGATGTAGTAGTGAGTGAAATTGCGATACAGCGAACGAATCAGGGATGTGTCACTGTTAGAAACAATGACCGGATGACCTTCAGATGATCGATGTTCAAGAACGGATGCCAGGTGATACTGGTCATCTTCAGTGAAGCCATCAGTGTGATAGCCGGAAAACGTACCGTCATAAGGCGGATCGCAATACACCACATCCCCCGCCTTCAACATCGCCAGCGTTTCATCAAAGCTGGCGCAGATAAACGTTGCCCGCTGGGCTTTCTCTGCAAATGCGCGAATTTCTTTTTCAGGGAAATACGGATTTTTATAATTACCGTAGGGAATGTTGAAATACCCGCTCTTGTTATAGCGACATAACCCACGATAACCATGACGATTGAGATACAGAAAATATACCGCTTTCATGAAATCAGTAATATCAGTGGAGTAATTAAACTCCTGCCTTATGTTGTAATAAGCCACCTCCCTGTTTGCTTCCTCAAATAAAGCTCTGGCACGAGATATAAACGCCTCACAATCAGCAGCAACCTTTTTATAGAGGTTGATTAAATCAGGATTAATATCCGCAACAAGATAGCTGGGGTAATCCGTCTCCATCATCACTGCACAGGAACCCGCGAAAGGTTCAACCAGTCGCGGGCCAGCAGGAAGATGCTTTTTCAGTTCGGACATTATGGCGGTTTTATTTCCCGCCCATTTCAGGATGGTGCTCATACAGCACCTCCGTTGTAATGTTTGCCTTTCAGCTCTGCGATTTCCTGACAGGTAATGCAAAGCTGCACACCCGGAATGGCACGACGGCGTGCTGGCGGAATTGGCGCTTCACACTCAACGCAAAGCACGCGGGACACGCCCGGCGTTTTGGCACGGGCAGCACGGATATGACGTTGGCGTTCTTCTTCAACTCGCTGCTGTACGAGATCCATTGCATCAGCCATCAGTGGATCTCCTGCGCTTCGTTCTGGATTGCTTCAGCAGTCACACGCAGCAGTTCTGCCGCTTCGACGTGGTTTAACTGGCGGGATGTGATATGACACGCCAGGCGATCAAGGCGAGCTGCCATTGCTTCAGCCCTTGCCCGGCGTTCTTCCAGACGAGCCTCTGTCAGTAAAATATTAAGCCCTGCGTCATCCGGTCCGGTTTTAGTCGTGAAGGTTTCAATATTACGCATAATCAATTCTCCTGTATTTAGATAAAGGGATGCCCGGCGGGTTTACGCCATTAATTTCATTAGTTGGTTAATTCGGCATGGTTAGCCGTCTGGGAAATAAGCTCACCACTGCACGAAAATGATTCATTGCTTTAATCAGCTCCCGCTTTTCGTCAGTGGTCAGCTCATTAATGCTGATGCTATGACGTTCAGCTGGAATTTTTGCCATAAAGAATATGGCAGCCAGTGCTCGTTTATTTTGTTCGTTATTGATATCCCGTGGATCACGCATATCTTTAATAAACCGCTCAAGCTCTGACTCAATATTCAGGCCAAATACTTTCGCCCTTAACTCCGCAATGTGATTAAGTCCATTCAGGCGTTCACCGGGGCTTAATGGAACAGTCGCCGCAGCGCCTTCAATAGCCATTTGTTCCCCCGTTTTTTCGTAGATAGTTCTGCCAGCAATTCATCTTGTGAACGGCACGGATGCCAGCGTTTACCATCCTCACCCATGATCCAGCCGTGACCGTAATGCATTGCCGGGCTTTGTTTAACCAGCAGCGATGCAAATGATGGTTCTTTCGTAAGCATAAGCACCTCACAGCAAACCGAATGAAGCACCAAGACCAGTCATGGTATCAACTGCACTCGCCATCGAAGGATTAGCCTGTAAACGGGCTTGCAATGAAACAGCAGCCAGCGCCATCAGTCGTGTAACAGAGTTAATGCTGCTGATCGCATCACGACGGCCTGCACTGGTTTTTACATCGCCAGAAACCGCACCTGCCGCGACACGTCCTATCTCTGCAGTTGCACTCATGACGTAATGCGGCAGTTTCTCTTTTGCCACCTCATTAATCGGAACACATGGCAGACAATGAATCTGTGCCAGAAAACCATCTACCAGTGTTGAGTCCTCAGTCAGATCGGTAAGCAGCCAGATGTCTGGCGCTGTGAGCTGATGTGGTTGATCTGGGTTGAGTTTGTTTCGCAGTGTCTGAACATTCATTCCTGCACGTTCTGCCAGCTTGGACATATTGTGACGTAGTGCAAAAGCTCTACAGGCTTCATCAAAATGCGGATGTTTGGAAATCTTGTAATCAAACATGGTGCTCCCTTAGAAAGTTCCCATAATTGAAGTTACTTACCAACAATGACGCGGAAGTTGGAATGACCGAGGGATTCACGGACCTGATCAGTTTTGTACATCAGATAACGCAGGCTTACGCGGCCTTTGTTTTTTTCTTTCTTGACCATGTACTTAGCGAGTTGGCCATGGTGAATTTTTTGGTAAACAGACCCACGGGAAATCCCTTCCCATTCAGCGAATTCAGCAGGCGTAGCCATCTCTTTTGGTACACGAATTGAAATATCTGTGCTCATAGTGCAGTATCTCTTGGTTTAAGCTCGTTTTATGATGTTTAACCCCAACTTCTAAACTCTCATATTAGAAGTTAAATACAAAAATACGATCTCGTTATTGGATTGTCAAATGGAGAGTTCATCTTGAAGATTAATACAGGTGCAAATACGGGAGGAAGAGAGACCATCAAAAGGCTGATGACTGCCTATGGTTTCAACACTCAGATTGCGTTGGTTGAACACCTCGAAGCATCAAAAAGCACCATGGCAAACAGGATGTTACGTGATAGCTTCCCTGCTGACTGGGTTATTCAATGTGCCCTTGAAACAGGTATTTCTCTTCTTTGGCTGACAACGGGCCAAGGGGAAATGTATCCTCAAACAGAAGAAAAAAATAAGTTCAAAAATGAGAGTTCACCTACAGTTCGCCCCCTTTCAAAGATAGTTATCCCATCAGTAAGGCAGGCAACCATTGAGAACGGAACGCTCGAAGAGATGGGGGATGTTTTCCTTGATCAGACTTTGATACCCGGAAAAGCCGAATATTGTTTGTACGTCAAAGCTAACGACGGCAATTACATTGTTGATACATCAGCAAAACAGCTTAGTAACGGAATTTGGCTCATAGACATCGACGGTATGAAAAACATCGTCAAAATTGCGCGCATACCCGGAAACAAAATAGTAGTTAACCAAGATGACACTTCATTTGAATGTTCTGTAGATGATGTGGAAGTCGTAGGACGTGCAGTCAAAGTAATCAAGAACCTCTAACTTATGACCATCAGAAAACAGCCGAACGGAAAATGGTTGTGTGAGTGCTATCCCAATGGACGCAATGGTAAGCGCGTGCGTAAGCAATTTGCTACCAAAGGCGAAGCTATTGCATTTGAAAGCTTCACAATGGAAGAAGTGAACAAAAAACCATGGCTGGGGGAAAAGGAAGATCGGCGACATCTATCAGAATTAATTGAGCTGTGGTATTCCCTGTATGGTCAAACACTCACAGACCCCAAGCGCCTCATGGCGAAACTTAGTATTATCTGTAATGGTCTAGGCGATCCCATCGCTTCAGAACTGACAGCCGGTGACTTTACGAAATACCGCGAAGCACGGTTAAAAGGTGAAGTACGAAATGAAGATGGCACGTTTATGTCGCCCGTTAAGCCCCGCACGGTAAACCTTGAACAGCGCAATCTATCATCTGTTTTTGGTACACTGAAAAAGCTGGGCCACTGGTCAGCCCCCAACCCGCTTGCTGGGCTGCCAACATTTAAAATTGCTGAGAGTGAATTAGCGTTCCTGACCCCGGAAGAAATTAAACGTCTGCTGGATGCCTGCGCCGATTCTCAAAGCTCTAGTCTGCTGACGGTTGCAAAAATATGTCTGGCCACCGGCGCGAGATGGAGTGAAGCCGAAAACCTGCAGGGCCATCAATTATCAAAATACCGGATCACCTACACCAAAACTAAAGGCAAGAAAAACCGAACCGTACCGATATCTCAGGAGCTATATGAAGAACTCCCCAAAAACAGAGGGAAACTATTCACGCCCTGCAGAAAAGCTTTTGAGCGCGCAGTAAAACGAGCCGGTATAGACCTGCCTGAAGGCCAGTGCACACACGTGTTGCGCCATACATTCGCCAGTCACTTCATGATGAATGGCGGAAACATATTGGTACTACGCGATATTCTTGGTCACTCTGATATAAAAATGACGATGGTTTATGCTCATTTTTCGCCAGATCATTTAGAAGATGCTGTAACAAAAAATCCACTGGCTATGTTGGGATACTGATAATGGAAAAAAGCATTAGCACATTTATGTACCTATCCGTTTTATTAGGTTGTATATTCTTATTTATAAAATATCGACTTTATGTTCTCGATCATAGAAGCTTGTTCCAACAACCCTTGTTCTGGGCTGCAATAGGCCTACCTTTATTCACCAGCCTTTACTTTGGTTCTTTTGTCTGGATAGATAAAATACACTCTTTTAGTCTTACAAGTCACGGTTATGAGAGATTTTTAGATATCTCGAAATTACCATTACTCATCCTTGCATCTGCAGTACCTTTAGTTTCAATAGTAAACAACCTACACAGAACCAAACAAACAGAAAAACAGATCTCAGAGGCAGAAAGGAAAAACAGGGTAGATTTATATTACAACCACATGAAATTTCATCTTGATTTATATAAAAAAATCGAAGGAAAAAGAATAGGCAGCTACTACCCGGTTCAGGAAGCTCAAGCTGAAGCAATCTACCAACATTTTATAAAACATCCACAAGAACTATATAGAAAAGCATACCCACAATCTACGCCTGATGATTCTCAACAATTAGATATTAATGAGCAATTTGTTATTGATTTACACAAATGTTGGGTAGAAATCAACGCAAGACTCAAGCAATTATCCGAGAGTGAAAATCAAATACATCCTACAGAGGAACTTTGCACAACAAAGATGAGAATATTTGTAGGAGTTATGATTATTTATGAAAAAACTTGTAAACTGTTGTGTTTAGGTGGATTTCATTATAAAAAGTCATTTGTAATAAATGATAGTTATAATAAATACCAAGTTTATTCACCATTTTATGATTTTGGCACTCTGTACGAATCACTGCAATCCTTAGAAGAGATAACCTACGCCTTCTTGGATACTTGCAGAAATGAAGTGGTAAACTTGTACTTCCCTATAGAAGATAAAATTTTGATATATGGTGAAGGGATTCTAGAGAATTGGTTCAAGTATTCTCAGTTCTTGATCACTATAGCTTATCAACCCGCCAGGATGTCTCGCTTACCCCAGCTGAGACGCGATTGATGATGGCGACATTTTGGCGGCAGAGCTTTAAAAACAGATAAAACTGCCAAACACCACATAACACTAACATATTGTTTTTAAACATAAATCATTATTTTTTCTGTAGTAAAAATGGTATGTAGGAATTTCGGACGCGGGTTCAACTCCCGCCAGCTCCACCACTTTTTAGTTGTTTGAAGTTCAATGAAGTCTACTAAGCCCACACAGCACAAGCTCTGCGGGCTTTTTTACGTCTATTGTCGTCCAGTGAGAATTGCTGAGAACTACGAGTTATGGCACCCTGAATGGGACCCACTAAGAAGGGTCCAAAAACCGAGGGTCCCAAAATGGCAAAAATCGCTAAGAAGCTCACTGACACTGAAATCAAAAGCACCAAGCCAGCCGATAAAGAAATCAACTTGTTTGACGGTGATGGTCTGATTCTACGAATCGCTCCTTTGGCGAAAGGAGGCAAGAAAAATTGGTATTTCAGGTATGCAGTACCAGTGAGCAAGAAAAGAACCAAAATGAGCCTTGGGACATATCCTCACCTTACCCTTGCAAGAGCCAGAGCCTTACGTGATGAATATCTCTCCTTTCTGGCAAATGGTGTTGATCCCCAAATCCATAACAACGATAAGGCGAAGGCATTAAAGAGTGCTACTGAGCACACTCTCCAAGCCGTAGCGCGGAAATGGTTAGATGAGAAGGTAAAGACATCAGGTATCTCACAAGACCATGCAGCAGACATCTGGCGCAGCTTAGAGAGAAATGTCTTTCCCGGTCTGGGTAATGTCCCTATCAATGAGATCCGACCTAAGCTCTTAAAACAACACCTTGATCCTATTGAGCAACGAGGCGTATTGGAAACTCTACGCCGTATCATTTCACGTCTGAATGAAATCTTCCGGTGGGCAGCTACTGAAGAACTTATTGAGTTCAACCCGGCTGACAACCTTGGTCAAAGATTCAGTAAACCAAAAAAGCAAAATATGCCTGCCCTTCCCCCAAGCGAATTGCCAAGGTTTATGGAATCTTTGACGAATGCGTCAATCCGGTTGGAAACACGTATGCTAATTGAATGGCAATTGTTGACATGGGTTCGTCCGGGTGAAGCCGTTCGCGCAAGGTGGTCTGATATTGATACAACCAACAGCATTTGGAACATTCCTGCTGATTTCATGAAAATGAAAAAGCTTCACAAAGTTCCTTTGAGTAAAGAAGCTTTGCGCATCCTTGAATTAATGAAATCAATAAGTGGGCATAGAGAATGGGTTTTCCCCAGCATAAAAGCGCCTCTTAATCATATGCATGAACAAACAGCCAACGCAGCTATCATCCGAATGGGGTTCGGAGGCGAGCTTGTAGCTCACGGTATGCGTTCTATTGCACGAACAGCGGCAGAGGAGTCTGGTAAATTCAGAGCTGAAGTTCTTGAGGCAGCGCTTGCCCACTCGAAAAAAGATGAAATTATCGCAGCATACAATCGTGCAGAATATCTGATAGAGCGACAGAGTTTGATGCAATGGTGGAGTGATTACGTTCAAGCTCAAAGATCAAATGCTCTGGTAGCCTAAGTATCAGAATAGCTAATATAATCCTGAAGGTAAAGAAAATGGAAACCCTATTCAAAGTTTTTGAAAAATTTAGTTCCAGACCACTTTTTTTTATTTTTTTCGGACTCTCACTTTGTGAATTTTTTCAGAAACAATCTGTTCTGATGAATCCATCAGCAGATAACATCGCGAAATTATTCGCAGCCATGATATTAGTTGTTTTTTTTACTTGGGGATTTGAATGGCTAATCTTCAAGTTCAATGTAAACCTTGAACCTCATGATCAAGGCGATATTGGACCAACAATTGGAACGGCTACTTTAGCTGTATACTTAGTTTATGCCTTTCACTTTCTCAGTGAAAATCCTGAAGCATTAAATTTAAAGTTATTAACTAACTCTGGCTTTATATACAGCACAACTCTATTATTATTCTCATTAGAATGCATGAAGCTTAGAAGACTTAAACAAAAATAAACAACATCATTGTGATGATAAATATAAAATAGGCATGGCGAAAAAAAATCACCACGCCTAAAATATAATAATTATGGTAGCATCATTGATACATAATCCACACCAATCCTTGAGCTATACTGAGACGCTATAGCCTGATATCTTTCTGCATAACCAGTTCTCAGTTGAGATTTAAGTTTGAGTCGGACAGGAACATTTTGCACGTTGCCATCCATATTACTTAAAAACACGGCAGAAATAATATTTTTTTCTTCGCCATCAACTGTTGTTCCATGATTCAACACCACCATATAATCAACAACAGGAAGCGTTTTATCCCCTTCGAAAATAGAGAGATATTTTCTTTGATTTTTATGCATTACATATATATATTTCGAATGTTCAGCAAATGGCAATGCTTTACTCTGACTGGCGTTAAAAAGCTCCAGAACTTTAATGAGCCTGTGCGGACTTAATCTTACATGGTGAGGGTCGTTACCCTGAGTAGGAACCAAATCACATGCCGCAGATACACATAAATACCATTTGTTCGACTCTGTATCAAAGAAAATAGTGCCAGTAGAAATATGACCATCTTCAAAATTCTTTGAAGACAAATTCATATTTAAAGCATGATACATTTCGTGATAAGTATCATTATTTGATGGCAGATCCATTTTTGAAGAGCAATATTGGAGCAATGCAGCAACTCCGCTGTTAGCGTATTCATTTGAATAGCTATCAAAAACACTTTTGATAAATTCATCCAGCGTATTATTATTTTTAAGTCTTTGATAAAGCTCTTCTGATAAATTACCAAATACAAAGTCAATATTTCTACATCTAATATCAGGCGAGTCTGATTTTAATATCTCATTTAACCACGCAGCTTGACCGTAATGATCGTTAGCAAAATGATTTACAAAAGATAAAGCCTCAGCTTCGATTGCATTCTGAATTTCAGATTTTATTAACTGATAATAAGATGGTTTCCATTCAATGAGAGAATCATTGAGAGTTTGCCAAATCCTATCTCCATCGTTTTCATGATCATCTTGAACCTTATGAAATAGGGAGACAAAGATATTACCACATTGAATCCATTTTACTCCGCTTTCATCACCCCGAATGACATTGCCAGATGTGTTGCTAGAAATAATTGCATTTCTAGACACAGCATATTCTGCAATCATTTTTGCAATGAAGTTTTTATCCTTTTGATCCTCCAACACAGCATCATCATGTATTAATCTTTTAATTCTTCTACAAGGCTTACTGTCTTTAATATAGGCTATTGTTTCATCTCTTGTGAGAGCTTTATTACCATTATCATTTAAGTTCGGTAATACAACGTCTTCCCAATAACTTTGGACATCTTCATTATCGTAGTCAATGATCAAGCTGTTGATATCCAGAGCACCTTTGAGAGTCGATGATATCTGCATCCAAACCGTTTCTAAATTCTCTCTAGTATATATTACAATCATATTTAAATGATCGGAGTCTTTCAAATCTTGTAATAGTTTAAGTGTTTTATCAGGTGCATTATTATCAAGATGATAATCTACAATAATAAGATCTGATTTTCTAATCCGATCCACATCGAAATTAACAGAACCATTGTCAACATCACAAATCATATTTTTAGATTGAAAAAAGCTCTCAAGAGTAGCGGCTCGTTTAGATGAGTCAATTTTGTTGTAGTCTAAATCAACTTCGTTATTCAACGCCCTGATTGATTCAGAATACGTCAGAAAATCGTCATCAATCATGACAACGGAACGAATTGCATTTTCGCAGAAAGTTTTCTGGACAAGAGAATTATAATTTGCCACTGTCATATTAGAACTCCACTTCATTGAACTGGATCACAAAATTAGCGCCATCTTTTATTAAATAGTTATCGCCTTCATCAGGTTCTGAATACCATATTTTATGATGTGCAACAGCAAGGTTTTCTCGACATAGATACAGACCTACCCCATGTCCATTTGCTCTTTTGCTATAAAATAGTTCAAATAGTCGCGGGATATCATCGGTATCAATTGCCGGACCAGAATTTGCTATGATAACCAAAGAATTCACAAAACCAATCTTTATGAGCCTATTATTTGACAGACTGACCCAATACATTGCATTGTTGATAATATTAGTAAAAACAGGATAGATCCTTGATGGTATATCTGTTATTGCGATTTGCTTAAACTCTTCACTAAATTCAATAGTTATTCGTTGCCGTTCGAAACGCTCCCCAAAGAACTTCAGGACATAATCCATGATATTTTTTCCAGTTATTCTCTGCCTGGATTGATAACCTGATATTTTCAAAGGTGATAAGAAACGTATTTGTTGAGTAAGCGATCTGTGAGCATTTAACGCCAATGAAAAACCAGGGTGTTCTTTTACAGAAGTAGGAAGAGAGTTTAGTCCTCTGGTTACCATAGAATCCATTTCTTCAAGTTCATGAGATATTATCTCAACACTAATACCTAACTGTGCAAGCGCGTTTAAACTTTTAGCTTTTTCTTCAAAATATGAGCGTTCTTCTTCAGATAATGAGAATGCTGAATCTAAGTTTATACCTTCAAATAATCTATCGAGACCTTTTATTATTGATTGATATTTGAAAGTTAGGGTATCAACTGACTCAACATATAAACTATCGAGCAAATTAAACACATTTTCAATTTGTGAATCATTATCTATTGAATCAACAACTGATATAGTTTTAGCATAATAATCACTTCGATCAACCTTTATTTCATCGGCCCATTTTTTTAAAAGAGAATGTATCTTCTCCTCTATCGTGTTATTAAACTTAGTTAGTTTAGAATTAATAATACCTTGATTTTTTTCAAGGTGATTTTTCGCTGACAATGAAGGCTCAAGTTTATTTAATTCAGAATCAAGTTTATTAATTGCTAACTTCATTTGTAGAATATACGCAGAGAACTCATTAAATTTATCTCTGTAGTCTCTATATTTCTCTTCATACATTCCAAGTTTTGGAGGTTTGATAGGCGTTTTAATTTCACTGCGCAACGCATCTAAGTTTGTAAGATCACTGTCTATAATTTTAAGATAGTTTAAATCTAACGAACCATCAGTTTTATCAAGCTTAGTTTTCAGCCTTTTAACAGCCTCCAAGGAAGCATCAAGAACTGGTGTCTGATTCTTCAAAGCTTCTGAAAAACTTTTTTGTGTTGATTTTCGAGCTTGTTGTTGAGCAGATTTTCTTAACTCTTTTTCACGCTTAACTTGTTCTAAAAGCTCTTTACGGTCATCAGAACGTGAACCAAAAAATCTATCAGCAAGTTCAGTTAACAAATTAGATATAATAGTTTTCAGTTCTCTTGCAGCCTGGTTTCTTATGAATCCCTCTCTCCCCGACTTATCTTTCAGCTCTTTATTACTGGATTGAGTAATTCCAATATAACCAAAAATCCTTCTATTAGACCAATAATATCGCCCTGCATTCCATGAACGTCTTTCTTCTATCTGGAAGAAATCATTATCTACTCGACCATAAGGTAATACTCTCAAGCTATCCCTAAAAATCATTAGTCCTGCATACTTTTTGGCCTTAAGATCAAAGTGGGAATGTTCACGTTCAGTATGTGATGTATTTTGTGAAAGGAATTCAAACGTTCCTATCTGAAGCTCAAATGGGCCGACCCCTGCGTGATCCTACCCACGTAATATGGACACAGGCCTAAGCGAGGTTCTTGTTTTCAAATTGTTCCGGACTGAGGCCGCCACACCAACTGTGCCGCCGCC